TCTGTGGAACTCCCATCAAAAAAAATACCACCAACCTTTTTCTTCGCTAAATCCATCTCTTCGGGCAGCCTATCTTGACGACTAAAGTTACATCTTTTACAGGCTGCGACTAAGTTATCTGGATCATCTGAACCGCCCCTAGCTACTGGGATTACATGGTCGCAAGTGTTGGCCTCTTGGCCACACCAGAAGCAGATCCAGCCGTCACGATTAAGGATTCGTAGCCGTAGCTTCTTCCACTGTGTCGAGTTGCTCTTACGCTGGCTATGTAATGTCATTAGTAATAGTTCCGTTCTTGATGGAATGCCCACGCTTTACAGCTTGTCCCATAACGATTCGTAATGTATTTAAGAGTAGCGTCTATCTGTCTAAATGGATCAAGGTTTCCGTAATGCTCTGATCTCATCTGGCCCAGTCCTCTATGACTACCGTTCCGAGCCGTATAAGACCACCGAGATTCCTTAGTTATGATTCTGTTAAAGCACTGGAACTCTTTGTAATCAAGAATCCTCGAATGTGCGTAAAGCTTTAGATGATCTACAGAATAGTTCTTAGCTGTTGCTTCTGGAATGCTTGTCATTAAGAGCGATGCCGTAATGGCATAGACCGCCCCTAAACCTATCTTTCGCTCTTGCGAGCTATCCGCTACAGCGGCTCGCCTTAAGCGAAGAGATAGTAGCGCGCCTGTCAAGTAGGGAGCGTAATCTTGGGAGTGTCCCACAGCTTTACGCACACTGTGGATAAACCCTGTGGATAACTTCATGGCTTACCGCCCCAGCCGTTACCCTTAAACACGATCCCACCAAGCGAGTAAATGCGTTTCATCGGGACAGTGCAATTCGGACAGTAAGGATCTCTGGCCAGTGTGTCCTCGATGGATCGCTGTATCTCTAGCTCTTTACTACACACTTCGCATCGGAACTCATAGGTCGCCATTAGCTTCTCCAATTAGTGCCACTGTCATAGTAGAGCAGACACAGCACTGGATCGTCTTAACGTTCTCTGGAAGATTATTCGTAATTACACGAATAAGCTGCTCTGTTTCTTTCTTGCACATTCGGCAGTTATAGCGCAGCTTGTCCATAGTTGCTCCCCTTTAGATTCTCGATCGGCTGTAAGTTCTTCTGGTCTACCCACCAAGTCGGCTGCTTCGAGTTCTTATACTTAGGACGCTTGGCCATGGCTACAGGTATCCAGCCCGCTAGTCTGTAATTCGGGCTAGTGCCTACGACTAGGACGGCCACGTCGGTAGATCGATCGCCTTCGCCTATGATGCACTGACCAGTCTCGTAGCGTGTCCACTTTACTTCGATGAAGCTTCCGACATCTGCCGTCTTCTTAAATTGTGACGACCTTGGATCGAAGTCTGTGTAACCAAGGTAGCGAGCGACCAAGATCTCGGCGACTATTGATTCGGCCACTTGCGCGACGTAATCATGAAAGCCGAGTTGTCTGTCGTAGCGGCTTTTGTCGTCTGCATGACCTTGCACCTGAGCGATTCGTTCTAAAGCTACAGTGTGAGCTAAGACCTTATCTTCGATCGTGGGCTTTACCTTCATCTACAGTCACCACAGAGCCAAGTTAACTTCTCTCCGCCTTGGCCCTTGGTATAACCGAAAGCGTCCAGCTTCTTTAGCTTCGCGCAGCTGTCGCACTGTTCGATCTTATACTCGGCTATAACTTCGCCATTCTGTAGCAGCTTGGCCGTCATTGATTGCGGATAGATGATCTCGATTAAGTCGCTCATCTTTAGACCTGTGGCTTCCACTTGCCATCGCTGGCTAAGACATACCAGAGCGGCGAACACTGTGTCGCCTTAGTCTTCTCGACGCAGAACCAACCGCCCCAAGCCTTACCAGTTTTAGCTTCTCCAGTCTTAAAGATTCGATGTCCATGGCTGCACTGTGGAGCTTCTGGAAGTAACTCTCCACCTAGCTGCTTCTTGATCTCGTCCATCGATGATCCAAGGCTGGGAATGCCGCTCTGTTCGGCTTCTTCTGCCGTCTTATAGCTTGGCACTTCGCCGAACTTCTGAGTCCAAGGGTCGTAATCGTCGGCCGTTGAGTTAGCCAACTTCGCGCTAATAGTTTCGACTTTCTCCATGTCCTGACGAGTCGGACGCTTGTCCGCTCCCAGTAGTAATCCGATAGCTCTACCGATCGCAGAAGTGACAGTATCCTCGACGAAGAACTTCTTCATGTTGACGTTATACGTCGCGACGTTACCGAATGCGTAATCGGTAGCCGATGGGTTTAGATCCTCGTACTCGCGAAAGATCTGGGCTTGGATAAGGACGTAACCCTTCTCGGCGTTAAAGTCCACGATGTTCGTCTGGACTCTAGCTGTAGGGTGTGTTAACCATAGGCGGGCAATTCTGGCCGCTACGTCTTCGTAATTGTCTAAGAAGCTCATTAGCGCACGTCCTTAGCCGCGTGACGTGATACAGCTCGACCGCGCTTAAATCCTTCGCGCTGGCCTTCTTTATAACCGACTGAGTAGCTCATGGCTGCCCATAAGATCCCAGCTATTAGCATCATTACGATAATCGATAATTCATTCATTACTAGCTCCCGATACTGGGAGCGACGTTCGCGCTCCCGATGTAAAGAGTGAAGTAAGAACGCGCTTAGGTCAAGATTCCCGCGTAGTTGTCGGCGTGTCGATTGGTGTTTTTGGCTTGGACTTTAATCCATTACCCGCAAGAACTCCGCCAAGTGATCCAGTTAAGAAGATCGCGAGAGTCTTTAGAAGGTCGATAAATGCCGCATCGTTCGGAGCTTGATTACCGATCGGCTGTGTAACGAAGATAAGCGCGTAAGTGATGCCAAGGGTAACGATTAAGAAGACAGCCGCTAAAGTCGATCCGATTATAAGAATGAGAGTCGCGTGGACTTCTTCTGGACTACGGCGTCGGGCTGGGCTGTGGAGCTTCTTCTCCAAGGACGTCGCTAGTACACGTTCCAGTAGGGATACATTGTGGCTCTTGGCATTCTGGCTTCGACCAGTTCTCGTATTCTTGGCATTCATAGCGAACCCAACCCTGATAACCGCAAGCGGAAAGCCCAGCCGAAAGGACTAAGGCCAGACTTCCCGCTATTAGTCTTCGAGTCACTTCCCCGATAACCCGAAAGCGGAATCTTTAGGATTTAACCAGCGCAGAACTACAGGTAGAACAGCGGCTAGGCCAGCCATTCCAATAGCTTTAGGATCTTGCACGCCCGCCATGTAAACAGCTATAGACGCAGCTAAGAAGCTACGCGCCCAGCTTGCGAGTAACGCTTTTAAGCTTTCCATCTTTCTTCTCCTTAATCTTCGGCTTCGCTGCCGATTGAGTAGGTACTTCGACGATCGGATAATCGCCAGCATAGGCCACGAACTTAGGACGTCCGAAGCCTACGATCTCTTTACCGCTCCCGAATGCCCGCTCTTTAATCATTACCATTCCGCCGTTACGTTGATCGCCTGTTCCCGATGTATTACCTTCGATCGTGATAACAGTTTTCGCCTTAACTCCTACGACGATTCCGATGTGGCTAATACGATCGACGCCATCATGCGGAAAGTCCATAAATGCAAGGTCGCCGATCTTAGGCTCTAGCTCTACCCAGCGACTTACTTCTTTAAGCTTATGCGCTCCCGCAGCTGTAGAGACCATCGATGGAAGCTTTACGCCCGCTTCATGGAAGCACCAATTTACGAAAGATCCGCACCATGGCAGACCGTCGGCCTTCGTAAACTTTCCGTACTTCGTTAAGTTATCGCCTTCTTCTATTGTGCCGACTTCTGCCAGCGCAACTTCTACGACGGCCGCAGCTGTTCCGACTGGGTAGGTCATGACTCTAGGCTCTTTAAGTAAGTTGCATAATCCGAATTAGCTGGATCGAGCGGAATCCATGTCTCGAACCCATCGCCAGAAGTTCGCTTAATTGCTTTCTGGCCTAGATCGTTCGTTACTTCTTCGTATGTGTATTCCATGTTATAACTCCGCGCTCGCTTGGATTAGTAGGTTTGCTGTGTTACCAGATAAAGCCGTAGCGTTACCAGCTGTTAATCCAGAAGCTACGCTCATGTCGATACGACAGTCGACAGTGTTACCGACAGCGTAAGTAAACGAAGATCCGCCGATCGGTGTATAAGCTGAATTAGCTAGAGTGAAGTTACCAGCAGCCGCTAAAGTAATCGACGCAGAAGTTCGCATAGGTACAGGAAAGCGAATACCGCCCTTCGCCGCCGATCCTGATACAGCTTGGAACATGGCGATAACTGTTCCGTAATCTGCCGTCGATGGAACTACGTTTGCGAAATACCGTTGACACGCTGCCAATTCTGCCTGATAAGTTGCAGCATTAGGCGAATACGCAGAAGCAGAAGAACCGATCTCTAACTGGACTCCAGTAATCTCGTAATAATCTGCCGCTCCCGCTGTTCCAGTTGGAACGGTAACGAAGCGAGTCGTAACTTCCGTCGTCGTAGCTGCAAGAGTTGCGCTATAGCTAAATCGTTGCCATGTTGTCGTTAATGTTGCCGTCTGGCTAATCGGTGTCGCTCCACCTGTGTAACCAGCACTCTCGTAATTCTGATCTGTTCCTGTACCTGTTGCGAGTGTTACTACTAATCCGCTTCCAGTCGGGGAATAGTTAGCACCTTTCCGAGCATAGAAAGATAATGTAACCGTCTTTCCAGCATACTGATAAGAATTAACTGTCTCGAAAGACTGAATAAATGGAAGATTAGTAGTGTCCGAGCTGCCGCTGTTGCGTTGCACTCTTGCGCAATACTGAATAAATGGAAGATTAGTAGTGTCGCCAGTTGCTTGACGACTTACTGTTCCCTGACCGCCAGCGTATAAGAACCAGCGATCGGCTGTGTATGCTCCGCCGCCAGCTCCAGTTACAGAAGTTCCACGCTGCCAAATTGAGAAATTAGAATTAAGAACTCCATTCTTTCCAGCGACGTTAGAAGAACCAGCCGAAGCCGTAGCCCACGCTAGTCCTGTCGAAGCTGTGGAGTCGGCTGTAAGGACTTGACCATTCGTTCCCACTGCTAATCGCGCGGGAGTGTCTGCCGCTGTTGCTGTAATTAGATCGCCTTTAGCGTCAAGAATGACGAGAGGATCTATAGCTGTCCAAGTGAAGTCCATGTCTGTGTTAGAGTTCTTCGCTAATACTTGGCCAGTCGTTCCACCTTTAAGATCGACTAAAGACGCATCGATAGAATCGCCAAGTGTCTCGATCGCTGTCGCGCCGTCTTTTACCAAGTCGGTCGAAGTCGGAACACTCCAGCCGAAGTTAGGCGTAGTAGTTGCCATTCTTTTTCTCCTTTATGCGACTATAAGCGCGTTTAACCAGATTAGTGTAGAGCTAAGAGTGTTCCAAGTTTCGGAAGCCGACACGTCATTCCAGCGAGCCGCATCGAGTGAATAAGCCAGCGGAGTAACGTAAAGATCGACAGCCAGAGAGTTATAACCAGTTGAGAATCTCCAGCCTTCTACGAAGCCTTGGAAGTTCGTTCCCATGTTTACAGGTAAGTCCGTAATGTTTACTGGCATTCCCATAAAGACACCGATAAGGGAATCTCTGTCTGAATCCGTCACGTTAGGGCTACCCAATGGATAGCGAATCGACTCGAAGTTAGCTCTAGGGTAAGCGCGAAGAGCTAAATAGAACTCTGCTTGGCTGGTCGCGTCTGCGCCGTTCTCCAGTGTCGTAACGATGTTCTGGGCCAGAGATCCATAAGTCGCAATAGATGCCGCGTCGCTGGCTGTGTGCTGGTCGCCATTCTTATAAGTAATCGTCACCGAGTTACGAACGTCGCCCGATCTGGTCGATGTCTGTAATCCACTGGAATAAGCGTCCAAAGCTGAAAGCTCTACATAACCATTCGTCGCAAGATAAGTTCCGCGATGTGTACTGTCCGCGTACCCGATTCGGCCCTGTCCGTCCTCGAAGATGTAACCAAGTCCAGAAGTGGCTAAAGCTGCGACTAAAGAATAAGCGTCTGTAACGTCACTAGCTCTCGAAGTGAGTTCGTAATTGCCTGGGCGATCGATGTCACCTACTCCGCTGTTCTCCGCGTTAATCCATGTCGTCGTCGGATTGTAAGCGGCCCAAGTAAGAGCGGCGGGTACTTCGTTCCAAGCTCCGTAAAGAATGCCGTCAAGAATGTCGTAGATCTGATCGCCCTCGAAGTCTTTAGCTAGTACGCCTTCGGTTAATACTTTCGGAAGACGTGAAAGTGCGCCAAGTGCTGTAATGCTAATAGTCTGGACTAGTCCGCCAGTTCCCGATCTTTCCACTGTCGTAAGAATGTCGCTCACGCTTCCGCCGAAGATTGCCACTGGAGTAGCTGTTGAGTTCTGCACGAAGACAGTTATCCCAGAGTTAATCTCTACAGTGATCGGATCGTCGTCGATGTTAAGGACGGATAAACTACAGTAGCCCGCTACCGCTTGCTGATAGATGTCGCGGCGGCCAGATTCGATCGTAAGATTCGCCAGAGTTATGTTCTTATACTCGACTCCATCGATAAGAACGCTCCAGACTGGAGTCCATAGGGTCATACTGTTAAGAACGCTCCCGCGCCAAGAGTGCCGCGCGCTTGGGACTTATTAACTACATCGATGATCGTACGAGCTGCCGATTCTGGATCTCCGACTACTCCCATGTTTACAGTAATTCGAGTCGCTGTAGATTCTCCGCCTGTAGCTGCTAATCGAGCTGCCGCAGCGTCTTCTCTAGCTTTACGAAGTCTCTCGGTCTCGGCCTTTAATTCTTCACGACGTAAGATCGCAGCTTGCATAGCTGGAGAATAAGCTCCAAGCGGCGCGCCTGTAAATGTCGGAGAATCCGCAGATGGAGCGAACACCGATGTAGGCGTCGCCGTCTCGAATCCGCTAACGTCTGGGACGACGACGATTTCTTCTGGGACTACCGAAGCTTTGAGACCTTTAGCTCCGCCATCGAAGAAGTTAGTAACAGGATTATTCTTAATGAAGTCGATAATCTTCTTAACAGCGTTATAAGTACCTGTCAAGAATCCGACCAGTTTAGAGAATGTCGTAACCAAGCCAGCGGCGATCGTTCCAATTCCTTCGAGTGCTGTCTTAAACACTCCGCCAAGAATGGGAGCTAAATACTTATCAATGAAAGTCCAGACCTGTTTTAAGAATCCGTAGAATGGCTCTAGCTCTTCGGAGTTATCCGAGATCGCCTTTTTAATTTTGTCGAATGCTGATTTAAGTCCTTCTAGGATCGGGCCGACTACTTTACCGATCGCTGGGATTACTTCGTTATACAGGAACTTCCACCAAGAAGTTAGGATCGGAAGTAAATCGTCGCGGATTACCTTAAAGATCGCTCCGAACGCTGGCCCGAGAGTTTCGCCCAGATTCTTAGCGAAGTCCTGAATCGCTGGGATTCCCTTATCGACGAATGAACTAACGAGCGGAGTAAGAGCGTCTAGGACGTAAGAACCTACGGTCTCTTTTGCTTCGTCGAAAGCAACAGTAAGACGAGCCATCTTTCCTTGGAATGTCTCGGCTTGCTTAGAAGCTTGGCCCTCGAAAGTCTTAGAGAGCGCAGCTGCCGCAGCGTCGAAGTTCTTGGACTTAATGATGCTGTCGTCGATTCCGACGCCGAGCTTCTTTAGTGCGCCTAGATTGCCATCGTAGGCTTTACCTAGAGCTTCCGAGACAGTCTTTAGATCTTTACCTGTTCCCGCTGCGATGTCGAGAGCTAGGCTCTGGAGTTCTTGCGCCTTAGTCGCGTCCTTAGTCGAACGAATCAACCTGTCCAGCGATGGACGAAGCTGGTCGTCCGTAATTCCGTTAGCGAGTGCCGTCTGAGTTATGTAATCTTCGACAGCTTTAATCTGGCTTTCTGTCGCGCCAGTGACGTTCTCTAAAGTCGTCGCAAGTTTAGCCTGAGCTGCTTCGTCCTCGATTGCAGACTTAACGCCATCGACGAGCAGAACGCCAGCGTAAGCAGCCGCAGCTGCTCCAGCTACAGCGAACGCAGCTCCCGCCTTCTTAGCGAAGCCGCCCATCTTAGATCCGAAGCCTTCGACTTCATTCTGCGCGCCTTTGACGCCCTTCTTTAGTTCGTCGAAGTCGGCGTCGAAAGTTATCTTTATCTTTGGAATGCCCGCCATTAGTTGAGTCTCAATTCTTTAGCGATTTGCTGAACCATAAGCGAATACTCGCGAGCTACGACTGGGACATAGAAGTCGACCGCTGGAGCGATCCAGTAGCCGCGCTTATTGTAGGGAGTCTTAAATCTGTTAGTAAATGTTCGACCGATTGAGTCGACGCCGCCATGAGATCCGTACTCTGTTCCCCATAACAGCGCGCCCGCTGGCGCAGCTTGTCGACGAACCTTCGCGCCTTTACCGCTCTTAGAAGCTTCTCCGCCATAAGGACGACCGACTTTCTTAGGGCCACCGATGTCGACGCGAATAAGACGATCGCGTGGAGACTTGATCGTCTGGACTACTAGCTTCGTCTGTGGAGCTGGAGCAGACAGTCCGCTCATCATGAGCTGGCCAGCTAATCTCTGGGACATAGGCTGAGCGCGATCACGAACTAGCTGCTGGTACTCCGCGGGAAATGAACCGAGAAGCCCGAGCAGATTCTTAAACTCGTAAGGATCGACAGTAATGGCATAAGTGCCGCGGCCGCTTTTATCTGCCATTCTGCCTCTCCAAGATCTCTATAGCTGTGAGTAAATCTTCCGCCGTCTGCCATTCGCTCATCGGAATCTGGGTCGCTATTGCGACTTCGACGATGATCCGATTTAAGCTTCCGACGGGCCAGCTTTTGGGTCTGACTTCTTACTGTTAATTCCTTCTACAGTTTCGACCCAGATCTCGAAAGGCTTAACAGGATTCCCAGCTGCTTCGCGCTTCATAGCGTGATAAGCCAAGAATGTAAGCCCTTCGAGACCTAGCTTCGATTCTGCTTCGTTTACTGTTGCGTTAAACTTTCGTTCCCATTTAACCCACTCTGGGAGAGCTGCGACGTAAGTAGCGACGTCTCCCGATAGGTACTGGACTTCTAGTTCTAGCTTCATTTATTGCTCCCGATTCTGTTTCTTAGCTAAATGTCTCTGTAGGTGTTCCGATAACTGTGAAGCTCATGCTAACAGTCTGAGCGTCTGGCGATGATCCGCCCACGCTTGGAAATAGTGGCAGAACTTGGAAGCTAAAGACTGCGCCTGTGATAGCTGTTAACGATACTGTTAAAGCTGTGTTCGGTGCTGTCTCTGCCGCTGTCCATAGAGCTTCGCAGAGTGAATCCGCTGCGCCCCAGTCTGCGAGCATCTCGACATCGAACGTCCACTGTGAATCGATCGACTTATAAGCCTTCGAGTAAAGAGTGTCGTAAGTTTCGATAGTGACGTCCGCTGAAAGCGTCGCGCTTGTCGCTTGCTCGTCGTAGTTCTTAGTCGCGATCGTCATAGCGAGATCGCGTCCAGTAATGACGGTCGTGGCCATTGTTTTCTCCTTAGTTTGTCTGTGTGTAATAGGTCGACAGCTGAATCTCGCCCGCGAGAATCTCTGACGCGCCTATCGTTAACGGAATCGGATTCGATACGTCTCCGACTTCATACCCTGACGGAACGGCCGCCAGAATGCTAATTACGAGCTTCTCCCAGTTATCGAGTGCGCTCTGATTATCGTAGATCGCTACGCCTACGCTTACGACTAAATTTACTTTTAGCTTTACGTTCGACTTACCTAAGAACGTCGGCTGTAGATACGGAACGCTCGGAGTGACTGCCGCGAATGGAACGATCGGAGCTTCTGGAACTGCGTCGTAAGTGTTAGCCGCTACTCCTTGGATCGCTGTCTTTAACGGAGTACGGACGCTCGTAAGAATAGAAGAAGCTGGCACTTTAGCCGCCGATCATTACGTCGACATCTATGTAATTACCTAAGAGGCCGATTACACGATTCTGGAGACTGCGGCCCATTCTGTAGGGCGAACTCTGAAAGTCCACGCCTTCGATTTGACCGCCCGCAGCTGTGCGAGATTGGAAGACTTCGATAGATACGGCGTAGATAGCGGACTCGATCGACGCGTTTCCGACGTAGAGAGTCGCAGCTGAATAGCCGCTAAGTGTTGCCATGCCGTTCGGGATAATCTGGCGACGTGTTATGTTCGACGATGTAAGAGCGGCAGAGAATGAAGAATCTGTAACTACTGTAAGAGTGTGAGTGGCTGTAAATGGAGCTGGAAGTCCTGTAATGACGATCGACTGTCCGACGACGAAAGGGTGCGTCCGACGAGTAAAGAATGTCGCGACATTAGTGTCCAGCTCGTACTCGATTACAGCTGTCGAGTTCTGAATAAGCAGCGGGAGAATAACTTGCTCCGCTGTGTCGATGATGTCGTTTAAGTAAGCGTCGTCGTAGAGAGAAGAGCTAACACCTAAGACGGATCTTAGCTGTGCAGCTGTAATGATGTTAGGCATTAGCCCTTCCCTTCTACTGCTCGCCTAGCTCGGGAGCGAACTAGGCGATGATCGATTTACTTGGATTACGCCTTGTTATTCTTAAATGCGCCAGCTGCGATCTTCGTAGCTAGTGCGCCATAACCGTAGTAACCGACGGTAATCTGGCCCGAAGCGATTACGTCCGCGCGTAGGCGGAAAGTAGGTCCTTCGTACCATGTGTAAGCGTCTGGGTTAACGACTAGAAGAGTTCCATCGCCATCGCCCGCATTAGTTGGGTCTACGAACAAGTTTAAGCCCGCGACGTTTCCTACTAGAGAATCTGGACGAACTACACCGCCAGCATTTTGTGGCTGTGAAGCGTTATAGATCGGACGTCCTGAATCGTTAAGAGTCATTAGGTTAGCCCATTGACCAGTCGAAGCGATTAGAGACTTCGCGAATGGAGTTGGAAGTCCCGCTGTAGCGGAGTAAACAGAAGCAGCTCCGCGAGAGATAATTCCAAGTAGCTCGGTAGCTGTTGGATAAGTAGTCGTAGTAGTGCCGTCCGCTGTAGCTCCTGAGATTAGAAGACCGTTTACGTAAGCATTCTCGGCCTTCGCCTTAGCTGCTGCCATGTTGCGGATTAGCTCATCGAAGAACGCTGGAGAAGTACGATCGAGAAGCTCGACTGAGAAAGTCTGCTGTCCCGCGAACTTCTTAACGTCTACAGTGATGAAAGCTGAGTTCTGATCTGTATCTGACGGAGTTCCTTCTTCGGCTGTTACTGCCACTGTAGGAGCTACGGTAATTTTCGGAATCTCGAAGCTCATGCCCGCGTCTGGAAGTGTTCCGCGAGAGATTGCGTCGATCGATGGACGGATAGTAGTCGATAGTCCGTTAACTACTTCTGCCATCTGGCGAGTAGGCACTAGGCCCGCGTTATCTGTTGTGTTATCGGCTGCGAGAACGTACTGGCGAGCTTGATCGTCGCCCATCGCTGCGCGAATAGTGTTTTCCACGTACTTAGCAGCTGTGAACTCTAAGCGTGGCTTGGTAAATGATCCGCCTACGATTGGCTTCGCTGCGGCTGTGATTGACTGAGCAGCTTCGACCGTCTCGACGGTTTCCGCGTTTGTGACGGTGTTGTCCACTTCGTCTCCTTCTGTTGTTGGTGTTACTTCCTCTTCCACTGTGGAATCGGAGATCTCTTCGGCGACTTCTTCGCCTTCTGTTGCAGCTACTTCGCTAACACGAGCAGAACGAACCGCTGGCTCTGTTACGAGTGCGACTCCAGTTAATTCTCCAGCTAAGACGCGCATAGTGCCGTCCTTCTGCATGATGTAATCGTCTACAGCTAGTTCGATCGAGAAGCCGTCGCGTAATCCGCTCATGGCCTCTTCTAGTGCATCTGAACCCGATGTCGTATTTACGATCTTGAATACTGCATCGATCGAATCTTCGTTTAATGTCATGTCTAAAGTTTTACCGATTGGACGAGTGCGATCGTGTTCTAAGTTTAACTTTACGGAAGCTGGAGCGATTGATCCTTTCGCGAATACGACTTTCCCAGTCGATGCGTTAGCTGCTTCCTCGAATGCGACGATGCGCCCGCTAATAGTGCGCGAGTTAGAATCTGCCGCTGTTATGTTCATTGGTGTAGTGATTTTCATAGAAGTAGATCCTCTTCTTCGCGGATTTCATCGATGCTCATTGCGCCGATTCGATTTAGGATTTCGTACACTTGCGCGCGCTCCATTGGATTACCGCGCAAGAAATCATCTAGATCGAACTTCACATCTTGGCCCAAGGGAGTAAAGTCCGATAAAGATAGACGCTGCTCGATCGCTGTCATTAGCGGCCGCAGCGAATAATCAATAAGAGAACGTCTTTCGGATACAGCGTTCGAGTAAGTAAAGCTATTAGGCTCTGCACTTGCGAAATAAGCTGGAAGACCTGCAGCGCGACATAGTTCCAGAGCCAGGTATCCGCGAGCTTCGTTAAGCTGTAGATTCTTCGGATCATAACCGACAGTCTCGATCGATACGTCACCGTTTAAGAATGTAACTGCTTTAGAAGTGCGATTCTTAAATGCTGCAACTAAAGCAGCTACGCGATCTTTCGGAAGTGCGACGCCAGAGTTTTTTAAGATTGTCTGCGGATTAGGATTTATTGCGAAGTCGTAAGCTGTTTTCTCTAACGCCGAAGCTGCGCGAATAGTACGTCCCGCGCGATTTAAGATTCCTTCATCAAGTCCAGTAAAGACGACGAGTTCGCTCGGATCGATTACTGTTCCATCGACAGAATAACCGTCGATCTCTGTTCCGTTAGCGTTAGTCGTAACAGTTACACGAACTGGATCTATTCTTTCCATCGCCTGAATGCGACCAGTGTCGGCGTAGCGTTGCATAACACGCGCGTAGCCGTAACCATAGAACAGAATGTCCTCGGCTAACCATGACCAGAACGCAGAGCCAGCGATTCGCGGGTCTGGCTGATTGATGACGCGCGGCTGTTGGACTCTTTCGCCTGTTGCGATGTTGCGAGTGTGCATCTCGAAAGATCCTAAAGTCGTGCAGATGATGTTACGCGCGCGAGCTAAAGCTGGAACGCCCATCGCTTCCGTACGAGTAGCCGTCTGATTACCCATAAAGTAATAGCCGCCGAGAGAGTTAAGAGTGTTTACAGGGTAAAGCGATTCCGCCGCGTCGATGCTAATAGAAGCTGGAGACGCAGCGTTAACCTTCGGAACGAATAGATCGAATAAGCCCATGTCGCAATTCTACGAGAGCGCGTTACCGCTATCCGACCATGATGTCAAGATCCATCGGTGGGCGTGTCGCGTAATGGGTGACGAGTGCAGTCGCAACCGTCGCGCAGACAGTCGACTGAGAAGCTCTCCGCCCGATCGTCCAGCCACCATCGCCGAATGGAAGTCTCGCAGCTGATAAGATCTGCTTGGAGAGTTCTGTCTGTTTCGGGTCGTGTCGTAATCTCTTCGATGTGATCGCTCCTAACAATTCGTCGCAAGCTTGGCCGTACAGTGCGCCGTCGATGTCCGAGATCGGGATACCCGCTGGAACTAACCGCGCAGCTATAGCCGAAGCTGTCCTCTTAGAATAAGCCACTGTCTCGACTGGATACTGTTTTACATAAGGAGCGATGTCGTTCGCGATCGCTTTATCGTCAAGGTTTATCGGATTATGCCAAGTGTGTAAGAGCTTGACGAAGAATCTTTCGTCGTCGATTTGTTGGGCGGCCACTAATGCGGCGTCGCGACGATTCGGACTTACGTCGATGCCCAGCCAAGTCGTCTTTTCTGGATCAAGCTCCAAGCCTTCTTCTCCACACTGATTCCATTCTTCGGCGGGAATAGCTGCCGAGATCGTAGCGACCCAGCGACATAGGACTTCCGTCTTTACGACATCTGGCGGATCGTTGAGAACGGCCCGAATGTTATCGATGTGGATAGTGTGGCCGAGTGCTGGATTAGCCATCGCTGCGCCTTTCCAGAACGCGGGCGAATCGTCGATCTTCTCGTAATTACTCGAATACTCATAGTAAGCGATGTCGTCGCCTTTAGCTGCGGACATTCCACGCTCGCGCAGCTGATTAAGAACGATGGAATGCTGATCTCCCGCATTCGATAGCGTCCAGAGCTGCGGCGACTTCGCGGCCATCATGGTATAGCGCAGCGATGCCCAAGTGGATTCGTCTTTAAGCTCTCGGGTCTCATCGACGAAGACGGTCTCGGGCTTAGAAATACCGCGAGCAGCTGAGCCGCCAGCTTTAACCATGTACCGACCCCCGCCGAACTCGGATTTAAGCTCGATCTCTTCTGATCCATGCGCCCAGCGGATTCGCTTTACTTGTCTGGCCAGATGTTCGTTCTCTTCGATGATGTTAACGATGTCTCGGAAAGTCTCCAGCGATGTAGTAAGTCGATGAGCTGTTCCGATCTGGAGTCCGTCATGCCATAAGAACAGACCAGCTAGAGCGCGGATCTTCATAAGCGTAGTCTTACCATTCTGGCGCGCTACGACGACAGTTACTAAAGGGTGCGCCCAGCGGCCATCGGGCTTATAGCGATGAGCCTCTAAAGCTACCCATCGCTGCCAAGGGAGAAGCGGAAGCTTGATCGAATCGGCGAAATCGATTAGATCCTGTCCTCTAGTCGGTAGATCCAAGAGTTTAGAGTGGATTCTGGGAGTCGGAGAGCCTAGATAGAGTCCTGTAGTTCTCTCTAAATCCGATGTGGGCCGATCTGAGCCACTTTGAGGCTTCTGGTGTCCTTTCGAGTCTTCTGCGTGGCTATTCATGCTTTATCGAGTCGTTTGGTGGTGAAAGAAGACCTCAGATCGGAAGAGC